GAAATATATGTTGACCAAAGCGGTGCAACAGCAAACATAGACTTAGAACAGTTAGGATCATCTAACATTATTGGTGGTTTAAACTCTGTTGCTGGAACGCTAACAGCATTTGATCTTGATGGTATTAATCTAACCTTAGATATAAACCAAATAGGTAATACTAATAAATTTTTAGGTGATATATACGGAGATAGCGTAACAGGATTGTTTGAGTTTGATGGAGATAGTAATACCTTTACTATACAAGCTGATCCTACAAGTACTTATGGTATTGATAACTCAGATTACAATGTAGATGTAACTGGTAGTTCTAATACATTTACATTAGACACAGGTACAACAGCATTAGCTTCTGGTCTTGACTTAGACTGGATTATTAACGGAGACGGAAACACGTTTGATTTTGATATAAACTATGATGGTGCTACTAGCTATGTAGATGTAGACGGTGATAGCAATACAGTAAACTTTACAGGAAGCGGATATGCAGGTGGATATTTCTATCTTGACCAAACAGGAAACAGCAGAACATTCAATATCATACAGTCGTCAACTCTTGCTTCTGATTGGCTACAGATTAACTCTACTGGTTCTAACGGTACTATTTGTGTCGTTCAGAACGATGGCGGAACAAGCACCAGCTGTTGATATAGGAAATATATCTGAACTAAACGGTTCAGCACAAATACTAAGAGACAAGCCTTATAAGGCAACAGAGTCTTTTGATATACAACAAAATGATGAAGCAGTTACGACTAATGGTCGTATGGCTATTACGTTCCTAGATAACTCCAAAGTAAGACTTACAGAAAACTCACAGCTCACCATAGATGAATACATCTTTGACCCCAACCCCAGCAAATCTAAAATGGCTATTACCTTTGGTCTTGGTACAGCTAGATTTATTACTGGCGGTCTAAACAAGATAGATAAAAACAATATAGATCTTAAAACACCCACAGCAAACATAGCAATTCGTGGTACTGATTTTACAGTTACCGTAGATGAAATAGGCAGGTCTTTGCTAATACTTTTACCAGATGAATTTGGTAATTCTAGTGGTGAGATATTGGTAACTACAGCTATGGGTACGGTTACACTAAACAAACCCTACGAAGCTACAACGGTAGATGTCTTTGAGAAATCACCCAGCTCACCTGTCATCTTAGACCTAACACTAGACCTTATAGACAACATGCTTATTGTTAATCCGCCTAAAGAAGAGGTAGTTGCAGAAGAAACAACACAAACCAAAAAGAAAAACATATTAGACTTTGATGGTTTAGATGAGGACTTTTTAGAAGAAGATTTCTTAGACTCAGGGAAAGAGCTAGAGTTTACAGAGCTAGATATAAACTATCTTGATGTAAACTTCTTAGAAGATTTACTAGATGTTATAGACGCACTACAAGAAATACAACAAGAAGATCAGCTAGCACAAGATGCCACATCTACTAATATTGTTGGTACTAAACTAGGTCAAGACTTAGGCACCCAAATAACATCTTTTATAACAGGAGAAGTATTAACACTTATGCGTAGCGTGAGTGATACAGCTAGAGTAGATATAGACTCTGCTGGTAGTTATACTGTTATCTTTATACAAGATGGTGCATCCAATGTTATTAAAATAAATGGTGGTACTGGCAGCACTATTAAAATCACTCAAAGTAATTAATGAAGCGACTACTATTCACCATACTTATAATACTAGTGTTGCCTGTCTTATATCAGTCAACGCCAACAGAAACATTAAAACTAAAAGTATTTGACTATCTTGTACCCACACAAGATCCTTCTGGCTACTTTACTATTCTTAACATAACCGAAGAAGATATAGATACAGAAGGCGGTTGGCCTATACCAAGGCAAAGACTAGGTGAAATACATAAACAGATTATAGATGCTGGTGCATTAGGTGTAGGTTGGGTTGTTAGTTTTCCGCATCCAGATAGATTTGGTGGTGATGAATTTTTTGCGGAGTCCTTAAGACATGGTACATCGATTTTAGCTTCATTTGAATACCCAAATCAAATATACCCAAAAACAGTTGGTACAGTCATCAAAGGACCTGATGTTGGTGGTATGCTTGCAAAGGGTGTAGTACAGAATACTCACAACCTTAGAACTAACTATATACAAGAAGGTATATCTGCTGCACCCACCGATGTTGATAATCTAGTCAGAAGAATACCTTTGCTACTTAAAACACCAGATGGTTATGTTTCTTCTTTTGGTACAGAGGTATTAAAAGCACTAACAGATGCAAGAACTTACATTATAAAAACCAGTGATAATGGAATACAGGAAATATCAGTTAGAGGAATACCACCGATCAAAACAGACAACCTTGGTCGTAAGTGGATTAGTTGGGTAGATACACCACAAACAGATTTACAAGAAATGAATGTTGCTGGTAAGTTTGTATTTCTTGGAATTACCGCACCAGGAATCATGCCACAAATTGCAACTCCAACTGGATTATTAGAACCACACAAAATTCAAGCAGCATTATCTGAGTCAATTCTTATAGAAAACTCTCCAAGGATTCCAGAATGGTCATTGGTGGCTGAAATTTTGATTTTTGGAATTTTCGTGTCGTTGACATGGCTTGTAATCAATTATCTCGGTGTGGTTAAGGGTCTAAGTATCGCTGTAATTTTGCTCTTCACCACAGGCTTCTTAGGAGCTTTTAGCGTTCAGAAGGGTTATTTAATAGATTTTTCATGGACTTTTATCTCACAAATCATAACTTCTACCATTGCCTTCTATATTAACTACAAAAAGCAATATAAATTGCGTCAACAAATTAAAAAACAGTTTGAACATTACTTAGATCCAAGACAAGTAAAACAATTACAAGACAATCCTAGTTTGTTAAAACTTGGTGGTGAGAAAAAAGAAGCAACATTTTTATTTACAGATGTTAGAGGTTTTACATCTTTGTCAGAAAGATTAACTCCAGAAGAAGTAACTAAGATTATGAACAAGGCTTTGACCATACAATCAAACGCTGTGCAAAAATATGGTGGCATGGTAGATAAATATATTGGTGATGCAATGATGGCTATATTCAATGCACCCATAGATTTAGACAATCATAGAAACAAAGCAGTAGAGACAGCAATAGAAATAACTAAAAACATGAAGAAAGCAGGACTAGGCATAGAAATAGGTATAGGTATTAATACTGGTGAAGCTGTTATAGGCAACATGGGTAGCGATACTAGGTTTGATTATTCTGCTATTGGTGACTGCGTGAATACAGCTGCAAGACTAGAATCAGCAACCAAAGAAGTAGGAAAAGACATATTGATTGGTTATTCTACTGCCATAAATTGTAAATTTAAGTTAAAATTATTAAAACCGATAAGTGTTAAAGGCAAAAGCCAAAAACTATCGATATATACAATAGACGAGGAAACATTATGCCAAAAGGAAAAGGAACATACGGAAGTAAAGTAGGTAGACCACCAAAGAAGAAAACAAAGAAAAATAAAAAATGATTGACAAGCTAATAGGTCCAGTAAGTGACATAGTTAGTAAGCTAGTACCTGATAAGGACTTACAGGCAAAACTAAACCATGAACTTAAAACAGAACTACATAAAGCAAATATGGCTCAAGTGGAAATTAATAAAATTGAAGCTGGCCATAAGTCTATATTTGTTAGCGGCTGGCGGCCATTTGTGGGTTGGACTTGCGGTATTGCTTTGCTTTATCACTTTTTGCTTCAGCCTATTATTATCTTCGCACTCTCAGCATTTGGAATATCTTTTGTATTACCATCCTTTGACATGGGATCGCTAATGACTGTATTGATGGGTATGTTAGGACTTGGCGGACTTAGAACATTTGAAAAAACTAAAGGAGTTGCTAGATGAGTTGGAATAACTTTAAACTAGAAGAATTTGCTTGTAAGCATTGTGGTGAAAACAAAATAGAACATGAGCTTATAGATAAACTACAAGCACTTAGAACTGATTGTGGTTTTCCATTTAAGATAACAAGTGGTTATAGATGTGCTGAACATCCTGTAGAAATAAACAAATCAAAACCAGGCACACACGCTGTTGGTCTAGCAGCCGATATAGGTGTTAGAGGCAAGCAAGCATTAGAGATTATATCCAAAGCTAGAGACCATGGTTTTACTGGTATTGGAGTTAACCAAAAAGGTGGTGCTAGATTTATACACTTAGATATATCCAAAGATTCACAAGGTCGCCCAAGACCACATATCTGGAGTTATTAGCATGGACCCAATGATGTATTGGAATATAATTATTACTTTAATCTTTGCTCCTATAGTCCACAGCATAAGAACTAACGCGACAGAATTGAAAAGAGTTGATATACTTCTCAATAAGACTCGCGAAGAAGTTGCAAAAGATTATGTAACTAAGGTTGAATTAACAATCAGCATAGACAGAGTTATAGATCGTTTAGACAAACTAGACGAAAAAATGGACAAGTTAATAACAGGTTAATATGGCAATAAAATCAGAAGATCCTAAGGAATATATAGCAGCATTAGGCGATATCAGTTCGTTATTAGGCGGTAACTTGGGTTTAGGCTCTGCTAATATAGCTAACTTAAATAATGTTGGTAGAGGCAAAGGTTCTTTTCTTGGTCAAATTGCAGACATAAGACAACAACAACAAGGACCACAATTAGGTCCAGATGATTTTGGTAGCTACACAATACCAATGTCTGACCCAACATATTCAAGTGGTTTTGACTATGCACGTTCTATAGCAGGTGGCATACCAATGTCACAAGTTATCGCACCAGGTGTAAGTTATTCCCCAGAACAACCAATGGGTTATACACAAGAA